ATGGCGAAAAGCTAAATCTCCCATTTCAGTTAACCTCATCCCACTCTCATTACGCATAGTCATCCACCATTTACTCATGGACTCATCAATAGTCCATACATTATCGGATGACTGTTTTAGTACAGCCTCAGTTATCAAATACTTAATATTTGGCTTAGTCATCGGGATAAACTTTGGTGCCGTTGTTCATAAACACAACACTAAATTTATCACTTTTAAATTGTGCGTTGAGTTTACGACACAGGTTTCTTGCATGACCAGGATTACTGAAACTGGTCTTTTTATACTTAGGCACGGCTTCACTATCCAAATAGTGTTGGCTTTTTAAGTTGATGGGACAACCGTCATAAAATACCGCCCAAATTCCGGCAGCTTCAACGATCTGGTCACATTTATAACTTGTTTTATCTACTATTTCTAGTATGACTTTCGGTTGTGTTCTGCTCATTATTTTACCATTTTCCTCCCGACATTACAACTTGAATTGTTTCGGGCTCTTTAACGTTTTCACGTTGGTCTAGCAATATCTTCAAAAGCTCATCACGTAGTTCTTTGGCATCGTTGAGGGTCATAATCACTTCACGGGCCTGACGGCCTTCTGCGGTTACAATCTTATCGATAAACTTCTTTATATTGCTCATACACTATTTATGCTACTATTTGCCTCTTTTTCCGTCTTAAAAGGGCCAGTGTACTCGTAACGCTGTATGAAAATGTACTTAGGGCAAAAAATACTAACAAATTCATGGCCTTGTTTGATAGCGAACCATCCGGCCGCATAGTAACACTTGCTCTTAGGTGTGGTAGTGTACAAATGTAGCTTTTTTCGCACATCTAATACACTATTATAAATGATAGTTCTATCAGTTGGAAAAACTGCAAACGGAGGCTCACTAGATTTTACTTTAGCTATCTTAGTAAATTCTATGTTTTTTGTTTTTTGAATGGCTTTAGTCGTATTGTAATGTTCAATATTATTACCAATCTTTACATCGAACCCGTTGCCCTCCGCAGTTACGTTACCGACTTTTTTCTTTCCATCGGTTACAACCCAATATTGGTTTTTTATTATTGGTTTGGCTATTAGATTCATGTTATCCCTTTTCATTTTAATCGAAATTTCTTAAGATAAACACTAGCCTCAGTAATGTTTTCACAGTCATACTTAGGCTTAATCGGTTCATCATTCATTAAGTTATCTAATCCATATAACTCAACGTACTTGTCTACCATAGCATCTATGAGCAGGCCAAATTGCTCTCTGTCAAGCATTGAAGTGATGCCACCTAAATCAATGCGAATGTTTTTATCTTTCATATTAGTCTTTCAGTTTTTCCCACATGTACTCAGAATCTTTCATGTATGCTACTGGTTCTACCCAACCATTTCTAATAGCTTCTACAATCATTAATTTATACTGACTTGGACATTTGTTACTAATTTCAAATCCAGCACGTGGCGACATAAGAAATCCATTGTGAATATGAAAATCTACATCGCCCTTACGTATTGTTTTAATAGTTTTATTAGCAATAGTGTATGTCATTTTTTAATATCTAGTTTGTTAATGTGAGGTTCAATCTTTGCAAGTTCTTCTTCTGTTGCATAGCGTGGAATTCCACTAAAAGGTTGCCAACTGTCTGATGTGAATATTCTAACAGGTTTCCAGTATTTGTGCAAGATATTATTGATTACTGCACAACCTGCAACAATTATAACAAACCCAAACATAATCAATACACTGCCTGCTAAAAATACCACTGATTTATCTATATCCATTATTCAACTCCAAAATGTTGTTTAACCAAATCAAACGCTTCACCTCTACTAATCATATCACGCAACATAGGACTTAACGCTACACCACATTCTTTCACTATCAATTCAGTAAACTTTTGAACAAATTCTCTGCTACCACTACCCGTCATATGACGTTGTGTCTCTACAACCAAATCACTAATTAATTGTTCGTTCATTCTTCAACTCCGAAATGTTTTCTAATAGCAATGATAGGATGCTCATAGTTGTATTCAGCACCGTCTGTAAACACCACCTTACCACGATAAGTTGAGAGTATGTCCGTTACTTCGATTAGAATCAACTCGGCGAACTTTTCGATAGCTTCTTGTTCATAGGTGCCTAATTCATCCCAGCATCCCTGTGCAGTAAGTCCCGCATGATACATCAAGTCTTCAAATCGTTTGTTCATGCTAGTACTCCTGTGTAAGGGCGGTTCAACCATGCACTGAAGGTCTCGGCCTTTTCGCTCAACTTCACCAACTCATACTTGCCACAGAAGCGAAGGAAATGTACACCGACGGTCGGGGTGATAGTTGTGCGAACACTTTCTCGAATACGTTGATCCACAGCATCTTTGATTTCTTGGGGTTGTGCAGTAAGATCAATCAGGGTGCGGTTCCTCTCAAATGCATCTCTAACTCGCACTTCCTTACCATCATAGTCGATAAATCGGCTAAGCATAAACGAATTGTAATGAAATCCTTGCTTGTGACGATCTTCGAACGCCTCTCGGATTCCAATTTTGTTTTTAGTGCCTTTTTCTCTGGCACCTGGGTATGATGGATGTACATTGTCGGATGTATCTCCTCTGACTAATTTTTTAAAGAGACCGTACTCAGGATCTTCCAACAGTTTAGGCTCTTTAGTTTTCTTATCAATAACAGGCCGACCATTCTCTTTGAGATAACCAGTGAGAGTTACAAGTTCTCCGGCCACGCCCGAGTATCTAAAAACTTTGTCGGTTATTAATTGGTCATAATCTGTGTCCGTTGAGATGATAAAATGTTTATCTGCTGGATGCAGTGCGATAAATCTTGCAATCATGTCATCGGCTTCAGCACGTTCATGCCTTAGGACACTTGCATTAGTTTTCTGTGAAATATAATCTGTGAAAACTTGATACGTTTCCCAAAATTGGCGTGACTCTTCCAATTCTTCTTCAGTAACTGATTGTTCATCAACTACACGATTCCTCTTATAAGGTGCGTACAGATCACGGCGAAACGATCTACCCTCTAAGCAGAAGACAACGTGATCGATCTTATAACGCTGGACCGCTTGGTTCACTGAAGCGAGGGTGATATGCAATGCTTGTGCTACCTTTTCTTCTGCGGAAGCACCACGTGATGCTACGTGGCGTGCTCTAAAAAAAGTGTTTGCCGTATCGATGAGTGCGTATGTTGTCATGTGTCTATTATATACGTATATTTAGAAAAAGTCAATCCTTTGCTTTACCAAAAGTGTATGTGTTTAGAAAATCCTTTTGTCGTTGTGTCTTTAACATGTGAACGTTCGGGCATACTGTTGCATGATTAGATGGGTCATTATTATAACGATTACCATCAATGTGGTCAACTTGCAATGTAGTTTTCCAATCATTGATAAAATCACCTAGCTTAGAAGTATCATCTCCATATTGATTGATGTAACCCTTAATTGCTTGTTCAAAGCAAGTACCTTTGCAGGCTTCGCAGTGGTCCTTTCGAAACAACGAGTTTAGTTGTCCTCTGTCGAAAGCGAGCCGCAAGCCCGATACTAACTTTTTTGGGTCTTTGCCCCCAAAGACTCCTTTAAGAATGTAATCAATGCCATCAATCATTTCAAATGTATCTTCTGTGTAGAATTCTTCTACTAATTGCATCAGTTCAGTATCTTGCGGAAGAATAGCAAACGAGGTAGACAATAATGAATAATAAGAACACACCAAAGATTTCACCTCATCGGACACTTTCATTTTGCGAATAAACTCAATTCCCAGTTCATGATCTCGGAAGAAAGGCAAACGACAAGTACGTGCAACAAACTGTGTATAACTGTTATGAATCTTTTGTTGTGCAGGGACTTTGCAAACTACTGCTGTAATCAATCGAGGAATATTAATACCCATCTTACCTGAATCAACAACAACCATTACAAGCGGTCGATTTAGATAAGCAGGGCTATTAGCCAATTTAATGCCGTCACTCATGCGCTTGATAGTCTTACCATCAAAATGTTTTTCCTTAGATGTAGAAACAAACAATACCGCATTGATTCGTTTGACAAACTCCTTAACGTCTTTCATTACTGCATCAATTGGAATACCATTAACTGCATTGTTGCGTCCCAAACTAATAATGATGCCGGGCATCATTTTAGGCATCTTGTCCGACACCGAATCCCAAGTGTCTTGTGGAATCAAAATCTGTTGATTGCGAATCTCATTAACTTGCCACGCAAATGTCTTGTAAGCGGCTTCTAATGTCTCGTACAAATCTTCACGATTGCCGTGATATTCAAACTTAGTGAATGCGTTTGATTCTTTGAATTTAGGCATTGTAGGTAATTGTATGTACTTGTCAGCACCAACCAATGTCTTCATACGTTGAGATTGCGTAGGTGTTGCAGTCAAGTGAATGACAACAGTACCACTATCCATCATTGCAGTCTGCATGTCAAACCATTTGGGTTCCCAGTTATTATTAGTAGTTCCTTGGTCATCTTTAGTAGTTGACTTATCAGGTACACCTAAACCACGATGTGCCTCATCATTAAAAATCAGATCAGGCAACATCAAATCAAAGTCATCAGGATTTGCAGGATCATAATTTTCATATAGACCGTACATGTACTGTGTAGTCATAAAGAAATAACGAATGTCACCCGGCAAATCAATATCATTTTCTAATGAATACTTTAATTGCTTACTGTCGTAAACTTTGACTAGCTTGTTACCGATGTAAGTACCATCGTACTTCATCATGCTTTCTAGAGGCTCGTCAACACATTCTTGTGATGGTGCCGCAAAGAAAACATTTTTGATTTTCTTAAAATGTTGTGCAATGAGAATTGCAGTGTAATTGGTAATAGTAAAACTTTTACCACTACCAGTTGGAGCCTGTACA